ATCTGCTGTTCGTAGTTTGCTTCGTCAGATATTTTCATTGAAAGTCTTTCGTAAAGCGTTGAATGTGCTTAACCCAATAACGTTGATGCCACGTTTAACTAGCGCAGCATGAATGGCTCGACCACTAATTGACGGGTCTTTCATCGCTTTAACTAGGTCTTTGAAATCTTCTTCACCTAAAGCTTTACGCAACCGGTACAGGCTGTTGTTCTCTATGTGCGCCGACTTCAACTCATCATAGAAAGCACCCACTACTGTGCAGCCATGTTTAGACAAGTGAGATAGCCGAGCGCATCCACCAAACTGTCGTGATGAATTGTGTCGTTCTCCAAGTTCGTGCGCAGGCGAGCCAACTTGACTGACACCATAAACAGGATCGCCTCGGACACAGACAAATCAATACCGGTGATTGAATAAAAAATGTCTGACACTTTCTGATAGTCGTCAGCTGGATGACCGTAATCTTTTTGTCTCGGCCCGTTCACAAGCCGGTGCGCTTCTAAAAGGATTTCACTTCCTGATGTTTGCTTTGGTTTGTTTGCCATGTTTAGCCCCTTCGATAAGTTTATCTATCTTCGCTATCAGATTCCAAAGATCATCCTGTTCACTAACGCCAGGGTAAACTTTACTGAGATACTTCCGTATCTGCTTCAAGTCTATTCTTGTCAGTTCGTTGCCCATTGTCAAGCCCTTCGGTTGCGTGTGAGATTAGATGATCGGTCAGTCTGCCGTCAACCTTATCCACTTTAGTTTCAACACGCCCTATTCCTTTGTGCATGATACGTAACGTGGACATCACGCTGTCGTGGTCGTTTCTGTTTTCTTTACGGAACTGTGAGATGATCGTGACAAGAACACCGCCGACTGCTGTGACGACAGCCGAAAGTATTAACGCCCAACCAGCATCCATGTCATACGGCCTTGTGCGTATCAACCCATGCTTGTACAGCAGGGGTCGGGTTATCACCGGTTACTAGTCGCAAATGCCACGGTTCGCTTGGTACAACTTCCCATGAAAATCCGAAATCTTTGACGTTCGCTATCAACCATTTGATTCGTGCCGGTTCACCAGCAGAATGAACATCAACAGCCAAACCGAGGTTATGGTTCGACTTCCCAGGGGTTGCCAACATCGCCATACCTTTTCGTAGATACCAAGTTTTGCCTTCAAACGTTTTAGTTGACGCACCAGGAATCGGATCGGTGCGATACCTTTGCAGAAACCCTGCCTTCTGTGACTCGTATGTGCGATACAGGTCGCCGGAACTAGTCGGTTTAAGAAGCACACCATCCAATGTTGCTTTCGTGACCATAGCGTTCCAAGCGTCAGCGGCCCGCCAATGCAGTTTGCCGCCACCTTTGATCGGGCGTAACAGATTCTCAGGTAGTTTCCCTGGCTGAACACCTTTCAGGTCGGCTGGCATAACGATGGGGACAATGTAATCCCACGCAACTTTTTTTGGCATCAGCAATCCCACTTTCGTAACGCCAACGCTTTACGAGTCGGTTCACCGTTCGGTTTCTTCATCGGACCTGGCATACCGCCCATTCTTGCACAGAACGATTTGCGTCGAGCCGCAGCTTTCGGTGATCGTTTCGCTTGCGCAGCAGACACAGGCGGTTTAAGGGTGCCACCTTTGTAGGATGCGCGACCTTTAGCGTTTAACCCACCGGTCGGGTCTTTGCCTTCTTTGCGTGTCCAAGCAGGAGTCTTGGGCATTGTTATTTCTTTTTGGCTGCGTTCATGTTGTCAACCAGGTTCGGGTATGGGCGGCCTGCTCGTTTAGCGGATGCTTTCGCCGCAGCCTTTTTTGTTGGTGACAGTTTCTTAGATTTTTTGTTGGGGTTTTTGGTTTCCCAAACAGGCTTTTTCATTTTGCTTTCTTCTTTGGTGTTCCGAACGCTGCCGAGATTTCTTCTGAGGTGAGTTCGCCGTCAACTGATGCGGTGGCAAGTTTCTGTACAACACCGAACAGGGCTGTGAGTCCAGCAACACCAGCGGACTTGACTACATCTACACCGAGGATTGCTCCACCTGTGATGATCGGTAAGGCTGATGCGATGAACAGCGACACGAGGCGTTGTCCGAGGTCTAGGGCTTTTGCGATTGCTGAGTTCATTCTGTGTCCTTTTGTGTTAGGGATATGAGCGAGTGTATCAGAAGGCCCACACCTGTAAGAAGTAAAGCTTGGCGTAACGTAGGCCCTGACAAGGTGATTAGAACCATGCCGGTACCTACCCAGGTCCAAGTGTTTTCCATGATGTAGGTGACGATGCGTTTCATTATCGTCTTATCTTAGTAGGTGGTATTGCGGCGATGAGCGCACCTACAGCAACCAATGTTCGGCGTTCATTTACGGGGATGTTTGACCCTGTTGGTACATAGTCGTCGAATTGGGAGCCGAAGATGTCTATGGTTTTTTCGAACGCTTCTTTGACTTTGGTTGGGGCTTCTTGGATGGCTTCGGTGAAGGCTTCTAGTTGGGTGTCGGTGAGTTCTTCTACGACGATTTGTTCAAAGAGTTCTTCGGCTTGGGTTTCGGTGATGGCAGCCAACACTTCTGGGCTTGACGCTATCTGGGTGGCTTGGTCTGAGGTGATGTCTGCGGCTAAGACTTGGGTGATGGCGGCAACGATCTGTTCCGGTGCGGCTTCGCTTAAAGTTTCTAGGATTTGTTCTACTTGTTCGTCGGTGACGGGTTCATCTTCGATGACTTCTTCTAAGACTTCTGCTACTTGTTCGTCTGTTACAAGTTCGGGTAGGGTGATGGGTGATGAATCCTGTACTTCTAATAGTGTTGTTTCTGATATATATTCCGGCAGCTCTATTGTGTCTGTTGGCTGTTCTGTTTCGTCAAGAACAGGCCCATCTTCGTAGTCGGGAAAGAATGTCTCAAGAATGGTTGTCTCAACAAGCACAACAGGTTCTTCAACAGGACCGTCAGGATCGGTTATAAATGTTTCGGGTTCGGTTATGGTTGTTGTCGCTTCTTCTGAAGGTTCGGTTATAAATGTTTCTGGTGCTGTGGTTTCGGGTAAGACAACTATGGTTTCGGGTACGGTTATGGTGGTTACGGGTTGAGTCGCGATGGTGGGAATAGTCGTTGTTTGAGGCGGTGTGTAGGGGGCTTCAGTTGTTGTGGTCGTTGTTTGAATTGGGATGGTCGTCGTTGACGTTGTTGTTGTCGTTTGCGTGGTTGTTGGTGCAAGAGTTGTCGAAGTCGTTGTGGAACTTTGTTGAGGAAGGGTTGTTGTAGATGAAGTCGTTGTTGTGGTTGAAGTTGTTGTTGTTGTTTCTGGCAACGTGCTTGTGGTTGTCGTGGTCGTGGTTGTTGTTGTGGTGGTTGGGCTACTACTAGTAGTAAACGCCGAGTCTGGAACCATCTCCCAGCCTTGACCGTCAATGTTCCAAGCGAGCATCAAACAGGCCCCACCGCCGTTCTCGTACATCCATAGTTCAAGCGGTTGGCTACCTGCGTCTAGTTGTAGTGGACCTGATTCGGTTGCTGAACAACCTTGGTCATACCAAACACCGAATGTGTTGCCGTCAATAGTTATCTCACCACCGTCATCTGACGCAAGCCAGAACTCAATCGTGTTGTGTTCGGGGATAGTAATGAACCCTGTCATGTGAACCATGAACAGGTCGCCTGTGCAATCCTCGTAAGGTTCACCGTCATAGGAACGGTTGATGTTGTTCTCTGTTTCAGTACCGCAAACAGGATATTCTGATGTGGATTGAACTGGCGGTATTTCGTCGATTGTGTAGTAGGTGGTTGCTAATCCTGGTGTCGGTTCGGCGTTAGCGGTTTGCGGAAAAACTGCGAACAGGATTGCTGGTAGCGGTATCAGCCACCTAGTTAAATAGCGACCCACTCAAGTTCTTCTTCGTTCCACTCATACGGGTTGTCTGTTGAAGCATCTGATGGCATTGGTGTTGGCGGTTGCCAGTCGTGGTTTGCGTCAAGAGTCCACGAAGGATACGGTTGCGGTGCTACGAAAACATCAGCGTCAGCCAAATATGTAAACCCAATGCCACAAAATTGTTTGCGAATATTGTTGTTATATGAAGTCCGTTTGCAGGTCAGCCCTGAATGCCAAGGTTGGTTCTCATAGAATTGTTCCCACGCTTCAGATGAGCCGCCAACTTCAACATCACCATTTAATTGCGTAACGGTTTCATCAACACCTGTAATTACTTTGACGACAACATTATTTGAATCTATGAATGCGTAGTGTGCCATTATCCAAAACTCACATTTCCTGAACCAGCAGTAATAGTTGCAACAGTATCGGTGCCATCAGTCGCTGTTGAACCCGTAAGACCTGCACCGATAGTAATTGAACCAAATCCTGTTGCAAAACGCAAAATGACCACTCCCGAACCACCATTGCCACCAAGAGAAACGCTACCACCACCACCATTGCCACGATTGGCTGTTCCGTTTGCACTACCCGTATAAGAACCACCTTCTGCATAAGTAACTGAACTACCCGTAATACTAGATGCAAGACCAGCACCACCTGAACCGCCCGCAGTGCCTGCACCGCTTTTTCCACCGCCTGAACCTGCGTTTCCGCTACCAGGACCGCCAGCATTTCCTTGACC